CCAAGACCTCTAGCAGCCTCAAACAAACCTTGCTGGTAAGAAGGCTGTAACAGTCCCTGTAAAAATGTTTGTGAAAACCTAGCCATAATTATTCACCTAGCCTTTATCCAAAAATACCACTAAGAAGGGAACCAAACAAAGATCCTATTCCATCATCTGTTTTAACAGGAGAGAACATACCACCAAGAACTCCTGAACCAATACCACCCAGCAAATTAGCCCTAGCTTGTTCAGCAATTAGCCTAGCCTCAAGACCACTCATCATAGTCTCACCGTACTGACCAGCACCGAACAACTGTGCCTGCTGTTGTAACTGCGGGAACAATGACGTAGCTTGAATAGCATTTAGAAGCTGTGCTTGTGGTACGTATGAACCGCCTAGAGCGCCAAGACCTAGCTGTTGTTGAGCTTGTCGCAAACCAATGTCACCTGCCAACAAACCCATGCCACCTGTCATAGCTTGTTGAGCCATAAGTTGCTGTGCGGCTTCTAGAGCCTGACGCTGAGTAGCAATGTTAGAGCCTAACTGTCCGTAAGTAGCACCGATGTCAGCCGCTTGGCGCTGTTCTTGTTGTGCTTGAGTAATAGCCATAAGAGCCGCTTGGTTTTGTGCTTGCTCTTGTGCCTGTGCCATTGCAAGTTGCTCTGGTGTTCCACCAAACATAGCCGTTTGAACACCACCACGCCCCTGTGCAAACAAACGCTCTTCTAAAGCAAGCCTCTGTCTCTCCTCTTCACCAAGCTGTGTAGCCCTAATTCTGTCGTACACCTCTTGTTCTCTAGCACCCATAGGCATACCGGCTTGGCCCATGAATTGCCCACCTAGGCCAAACGCCTGTTGTGCCGCCGCTTGTTGACCAGCGAGGCCAAACGGAGATACGCCTAACTGCTGTTGACCACGACCAAGAAGTTGCTGTCCAGCACCTGCTAGTTCACCAGCACCTGCAGGAACTGTGCTAAGAAACTCACCAGCTTTTGTCATTAACCCACTTTGTATAGCAGCTTCAGCAGGAGAAAGAGTCATACTAGGCGTTAAACCAGTAACAGCACCAGTTTCAGGATCAATAGATGGAGTGTAACCAAATGTACTACTTGTTCCTGTTGTCAACGTATAAGGTTTAAACTGAGACAAAGCTAAGGCTTGTTCAGCCAATCCTGCTGCGCCGGGAATAACTTTATCGCCTATTGTAGTGCCTAAAACAGCTTGTTCTCCAATGTCTCCTAGCCTGTCGTAAGCAGATTTAGTTAACGCAGAACCACCTGCAATAGCCGCACCACCAACAAGAGGACCAAGAAGACCTCCTAAAAATTTACCAATTCCGCTTTCTTCTTCAGTTGAAGTAGAAGCTCCTGCTGTCATAACCATTAGTAAGTCCCTCTACTTTTATTATAATTAATCATAGCGTTTTACCTATTAGTGCTAGTACATTCATTTCCTGTATGGACAGCGCGTAGCCGTTAATGTCTGTTTCAAGACCAACGCTGATTACTGAGCCGTAGCCTGTTGTGTTAATAGAAGACCTACTAATGATTGTGCCTTCTTCTGAAAACTCTGCTACGTTGTACTCCGACTGTCCGTAGAATCCGGGTGTAGCACTGCTAGTTCTAAACGTGCTAGTGCTGGTTGCTGTTGAAAAGTCGTAAGACCACTTGAGAAATATGTCTGCGTTGTTGCCACCAATAATTGTTGGTCTAATCTTTTTCAGCATCTTAATTTTAGATGGGTCACCAAAGCTCAAGCCGGGGCTGTAGTAACGAAAACGATAAACACTACCGTTGTCAAAGTAGTTGTTGTACGTACCTATACCCGCTGTTGTGCCTATGTATATGTCACCGTTTCTGTCCCTGTGAAAACATTTGAAGTCCACACTAGGCCATCGTGTTACCCTGTACGCACCGTTCTCCAGTGTGCCTCGTACATCAAAGCAGTACACGAGGTTGAGGTCAGGAAAGCACAGAAGATAGAAGTAGTTCTCAGGACTGTACACCGTACTAACTGGTTCTGTTTTACCCAGCGTGTTGGCAATCAGTTCCTGTTTGATGTTTCTACTCAAGTCGGTAATAGGCAAGGACTTTTCTTGGATAGATCGTCCCAAGCTCCTAAGACCTGTAGGTGAAAGAAACAACAAATCTGTTCCTATGTTCTGTACACTCTTTCTGTCTACACAGCCAACACCGGGAATGGTGTCCTGTATAGCCATTGTTGCTGGACTTTCTGCACCACCGTAGACCAACGTATTGTTTTCACCAAACACCACGAGCAGTCCGTTGTGTGCAGCTATAGCTACAACTTTGTCAAACCCGTTAGGCCACGCTTTAGATACGTCAATAGAACCGCTAGACCCACCAGAGAAATCGTGTCCGATCAACAAGTCAGACCAGTAAATCGTGTTGTCATTAGTAGAGTTACCTACGCACCACACACGCCCGTAAGCACCTATAGCCTCGTTAGCGTACTGTGCAGACGTAACTGACGCACCAGCAACACTAGACATCTTTGTAACTGCACCTAGACTGTTGCTGTACACAAGAGGCTCGTAGCCACGTTGGAAGAAGTAAGCGTAATTGTTAAAGTTAAATATCTTCCAATCGTTATTTGTAATCGTGTACGATCCCGGCGTAGCGTCAACCAGTGTAGTCGTACCTGTCATAATCTTGTTGTTACCAGTACTAAAGATTACCTCGTTACCAGCGTTGTCGTAGAACTCGTGTATGTTAGAGAGGTAGTCAGTACCCAACACAGTCTTGTCTGTAGTTAAAACAGCGTTACCCTTACGTGAAGCTAATCGTCCTCGTCTGTCAATAATAGCGTTGTCTGCAATCTCCGCAAAAGACGTATCCTGTGCAAGCGGAGAATCTTCTGTGTTGATCCCTTTGAACGCAGGAGCAACTAGGTTAATACTCTGTAGTGGCTGGGCCATACGTACTCCTACGGTGTAAACCAGATGGTTTCTTCTGGGTGTCTTTGTGCATCAAGAGCAATAGCATCTGCAAGGTATCTGTCTGCAATAGCAAAGTATTCAGGAGCAGAAGTACCACCTGTTTCACCACGTTCACGAGCCAACAAAGCTACTGCCATGTGAATAACAGGTTGACTAGGAATAGCCAGTGTGTCAGAGTCACTAGTCAACGGTACGTTTCTATGTACAACTTTAGCTTTAATAGAGTACACACCATCAGGTTTAGGGTACACATCAATCTGTGCATCACCGCTACCATCAACACCGTTATAAGTAAAGTACTGAGGAGAACCAGAAACAGGAGTTTGTACAAAAAACTGTTCATCAAACCAAGTCTGAGGCTGATACTGCATAACAAAGTTAGACGTATCATTTATAATGTTAAGTATTTTTCCTTTGTCACCACTTCCTGTTAGTGAGTACGTATAATCGTCAGCAGCAGTAGTAATAGTCAATGTGCTGCGTAAATGCGACCAATCCCACGCATCTTCAATCATGTGCTTTGCGTCGTTAATAAAGTCACCAACCATAGCACTGTATGTATTAGCACTAACGGTTGTTACTGTGTCTTCACGTAATCGTCTGAGTACGTTGTTTACTATATCTAAATATGTCATGAAATATTTCCTGTCAACATACGACCAATAAGACCTTCAATAGATGCCATAGCATTTACAGGGGGAGGAGATTGTATTCCGGGTAGTGCTTGTGGGGCGTAACTAATACCTGATACAGTACCTGTAAACATACCACCAGCGCCACCGCCGCCTCCACCGCCACCACCAGAAGATGTAGAGGGAGGGGGAGGTTCTGTAGTAGGACCGGGAGGTTCTCCAGTAATTACTGTGTCGTCTTTGACACACTGGTCAAGACCATTTGGATCTAATACATAACCGGGAAGACAAGCACCACAAGAGCCATCTTCATTGGTCTGTCGATTTTGTGAAATACAATTAAAAGTAGTGCCACCTCCTGTAGTAGTATCACCACCACCACCACTAACAGAAACACACTGACCATTTATTTCAGTAGTTCCAGCAGGACAAACACATTCACCGTTGACACGCACTTTACCGCCAGTGCATTGGTCTTCACCACCATTACCGTTAGTGCTTCCACCACCCCCAGACAAACACTGAGCGTCATAGTTGCTACTATACTCTGCGTACTTAGCATTAGCAGTAAGATCAAAACTAGGACTAAAACCAACTTTAGGTTGACTACAATCTACTGTAGGAGCTACATAAGTAGTATCCGTTGTTTTTGTAGTATCCTTTGTTTTTGTAGTACCACTAGCACAAGCTGAGTCGTACTCTGAACTATACTCAGCGTACTTAGCATTAGCAGTAGGATCAAAGCTAGGACTAAAACCAACTTTAGGTTGACTACAATCTACTGTCGGTTTTGTGTACGTAGTATCAGAAGGCCCTTCACCGCTAGGACAAATACCAAAAGGATGAGTAAACTTTAAAGACCCGTCTGCACAGTACTCTTCAGGACATCTACCGTTAGCATCAGGAGCTACATCTGGATCTTCGCATTGTTTTGTTGGTTGAACAAATGTTTTTACACACTTTAACTCTCCACCTACATTTTGAATAGTACCAGCTTCATCGTTAGCCGTAAAACAATCATCTCCTTCTTGTACTACAGATTGACCCGGAGGACAGTTAGTGCCTTGTTCGTCTACTTTTTTTGTAAGGTTGTCATCACATAAACCATATCCAATAGGTATATCCGAACAGTCCCACGGATCATCAGTGCTTTCTTTTCTTTCTAAACCTTTATTGATACACTTTTCACTACTAGTATTATCGGTTGTTAACAAAGTACCGGGCGGCAAACCTAAAACTTTTTCTATTTCACTTTT